ACTGGCACGGTCCCAGACTTCATGCCCGGCGAGATGGAGAGTGTCCCGCGTGCAAAGTCTAAGGACTTCGCCCCGTGGGAGTCCATGCCGGAAGTGCAGGATGCCATGTCTCGTAAGCAGGCGTCAGCCGCAATGCAGCCCAAGTCTGGTGCTCCGGCTTTGGGATACGAGCAAGCCCCCAGGCTTGGTTACAATCAGACCGCTATTGAGATGCCGTACAGCGCGCCTAGCAAGCCCATTCATATGGGGTATCAGGGAACTGATCTGTCTGCTGACGACATGGTTCGCGCCAAGCTGGCCGAGATTGCCTCGGCACAGCCATCTGTGATTGGTGAAATTCAGGGTACCATGCCTGGCGTTGGCGGATTCCCGGCATCGCTGAACAGGGCCGCTGCCCGTCAACCCGGCATTAAGGCCGCTCAGATGGACGAGGCTTTTGCTGGCCGTCGTAACGTCGCTGACCAGACACGGCAGATGCAAATTGACGCCGAGTTTGAGAAAGCCAAGTTGCTTGAGCTTATCGACGGGTTAGTCTATCGCTAGCCCATGGCTGATGACCCTCTGGATCTGCAACAGGATTCCGCCTTTAGCGCCGTCCTGCGGTGGTTGGGGAGGCCCGGGTATGCCGTGCGCAATGCAGTCACGGGCAACTTTGAAGGTGCCGCCCGTCAGGCTGCTGACTTCGTTATTGATCCATGGGACGCTTTCCTGCCTGGTGATCTGATCCCCCAGATCAGCCGTAAGGGCGAGGACTTCACAGAGGCATCCGATCTTATTGGCGGCATGGAACCCGGCCTTGGCAAGATCGCTGTGGATGTCGCAGGCGGCATCCTGACTGACCCACTGACCTACACGGGTCTTGGGCTGGTCAAGAACGTTGCGCTCGCCCCCGCTGGCGCTGCCGTCAAGGTAGCGCAGAAGGTTGCGCCCAAGATCCCCGGTGGCGTTGATGCGCTGGCTAAGGCTGGAAAGGCTGTCTCTGGTGCCGGCCATGAACTACGCAAGGCTGTTGGCGATCTGCGTGTCTCTGCCCCGGTTAGCAGCGCCATTGAACAGGGCAAGGGCATTGGATCTGCCGCTGCGCTGGCCGGCAAGGAGTTTGCTGCCAAGACGTTCGCCAACGTTGACCCAGAGGTGAGCCGACGCGCCTTTGAGATGGTCCGTGGCGTTACCAGCGAAATGAACCCCGGCGTCTATGACGATCTGGATGCCATGGTCGGGCTGTCGAAGGTTGACTTTGTTGACGAGTCCACACAAATGTCGCGCATTGACGCGCGTCTGTCATCCATGCCATGGTCGCCGGCTGAGAAAGCCGCCGTGCGCAAAGTGGCTGAGGACGCTATTAAGTTCACGCGCACTAAGTGGGAGGAAGGGCTTGGGCGCGGCGTCTATGCGCAGCGTGCCGCCGCTGGCATGGCCCCGGCAGACTACCTCCCTGGCGTAATGGAAATGGATGGCGTTGTAAGCAACCCGTCAATCATGGCGTCTAAGAGCCTGCGGAGCAGCGCCGATCTGGCCGCACACCTCAATAAGTCCGGCGCAAAGCTGGACTCGGATATCGGCATTGTCCTCACGGATTACGCCGACAAGTTCTCTGCTGCCGTCAAGCGAGCGGAGATTGGGCGTAAGCTGCTGCCTGGATTTAAGACCCTTGCGGAGCATAAGGAACTGCTAACAAAAGCTGTCAAAGATCTGGAAGCCGCCGGGAATATGGATGATGCCGTGGCACTAAAGGTGGCCATTGAGGGGCTTCCTGCACGCACGGGATTCTTTAAGTGGCTTGCCGCCACTAACAACATCTTTAAGCCCGCTGCAACTGGCGGCTATGGCATCCCGCGCCCGGCGTTCACCACCGGCAACGTCCTGTCATCGCTGCCTATGGTCGCCGCTAACCCGGCCACCCGGGATCTGATCGGGTCCACGGCCATGCGCTCGCCGTCAACACTGATTGGAGCGTGGGGTGATGGTCTGCGTGCTGCTGGCATCCCGTTCGCCAAGCCTGCCCATATTGACGAACTGGAGAAGGCCATTGCTGCATCTGGTGGCAATACGGATGTGATGCTGGCCAACATCCAGGATCCAGTTCTGAAGTCGGCTATCGAGCATGGCGTCATTGGCAATGGCTTTGCCACCAGTGAGCAGATGGTGCAGGCCATCACGAAGTCCAAGAGCAAGCTGGGCAAGGCGCATGATTGGGCTAAGTGGCCCAGCGAGATTGTCCGTGGGTCAGAAGACCGCATGCGTCTGGGCCTGTTTGATGATCTGGTGAACAAGAAAAAGATGTCCCCGGCTGACGCGGCCAAGACCGTCAAGGATACGCTGTACGACTATGCCTATAGCAGTGTCGTCAACCGTGCTATCCGCGATGTCATCCCGTTCTTCCAGTTCACGGCTAAGGCAGTGCCACAGCAAGCCCGCTTCCTGGCTGGCAAGGGCGCTGTCCCAGCCGTTGCCCGCAACATAGCGGAGAAGACCTACGCTGGCAATGAGGACGCCATCCTGCCGCCGTATATGCAGGGTGACCCAGCCATCCCGATTGGTCAGGATGAGGAAGGGAACGCGCAGTATATCGCCAACCTACGCATGCCGTGGGAGTCGATGGGCATGATCCCTAATCTCAGTGATAACCCGCTCCTGGCGGCACGTCAGACCCGTGAGAACATCATTGGCAGCACGAACCCGGTACTGAAGACGCTGTACTCTGCCGTCTCTGGGAATGACCCGTACTTCGGGTCTACATTTGCCAGCTACGACAAGGCCCCTGAGTTGATGCAGGCGCTTGGCGCTGATGAGCGCAGTGGATTTGCCCGTGCCTACAACGTTGCTGCTGGATCAGGTCTTATCCAGCCTTTAGCGTCTCCTATTGCCACTATCAGTGGTGCCATGGACCCTCGCCGCGATGCGCTGGAATCCGTGGTGAACACGGCCACTGGTTTCCGTATCAAGTCCGTCGATGAAACCAAGGCTCTCCAGCAGCTTGTGGAAGAGAAGCTGAAGATGGATCCCAGCATTGCCCGGCACGAAAATCTGTACGCCTACAGCCCGGACCCCGAGCAGCAGGAGTTGCTGGACGAACTCCGTCGTGTTAAGTCAGAGATTCGGGCGAAGAAGAAGGCGGCTGAGGCTGCTGTAGAGTAAACGCCGTGTGGGCTTTCGGCCCAGACCCCGCAGGGTACGCACGGCGCTGATGATGGTACGGTTAGTTCCTCGGCTGCAAGTACCTGTCGGCGTCCACAACCTCACCGCCCAGCGCACGCAGGGCATTGACGTTGCCGGCCTCATCGGCGGTCGGGTACTTGGTGCCAGCCCCGCTAAAGGTCACCCAGCCGCCAATCTCGCGGTGGTTGACCGTCACGGACTCGCCGTACTCGTTGACTGTCAGGTACGGGTTGCACTTGGCAAGCCACGGGGTCTGCCAGAAGTGGACCCGCTTCGGTCCGTCAGGGGTGGGGGAATGGAAAGACTTGATCAGGAATCCAGGCATGGTGCCTCCGTATGGGTTAAGGGCTAGGCCCCGGTTTTCTTGTCGTCCTCGTCATCATCATCGTCATCCTCAGTCCAGTCCAGTTCCAGTGCAATGTCGTTTCCGCCAGCGTCACTGTATGAGACATTGATCGTCACACTGTCGTAGTGTTCCCGCAGCAACGCCATGCACCGCCTGGCGCAATCAGCGCCGGCCAGGTACTTCTGCTTCTCGTATTCGTTGGCACCCATTAGATCCTCCGTGGGTTTGTCATGGCGATGACCTGTGGCGCAACGGCATCCAGCGTATCGGCGTCTAGCTGTGGGCAAGGGACGTACAGCATGATCTTGTCCATGCATGGCAGACCGACTCCCAGTGGAGCGAACACCGACCACTGATGGCCGGGGTACTTTGCAACTAGGTAGGCGTGGGCTTCGGTCTCGGTCACTTGAACAACCTATGCACCTGAGGTTCGCCATCAATAATGGTCGCGCATGATATAACCGGCTGGTTGCCGTTGTCCCTGCCATACTCAAATGCGGGGGACTTAGCGTTAATGCCGCATCCAACGTATAGGGAGAACGACGAATGATTAGGAAACTGCGACCAGCGGAAACCTGACTCCGTGTGCGTATGTCCGCAGATGGTCGAATAGCCGCCGGTGCCACCCTTTGCCATGACCGATTTAGCCCAAGAATGCCGGAACCACAGGTGGTGATGGAACGCCGGGACAATGAACTCCCGTGCCCACTCCCACTGCGGAGTCTCATAGTAGCTGGCGTACCCCGTGAACGTCTTGGCCACCAGACCGGCGGTTTGGATCTTGCGCGCAGGCAGAGAATCGTGATTGCCGATACATACCTTCATTACTGGGAACGCCTGCTGCCAGAGTTTCAGCTTCCTAATAGCTAAAGCCAACTCCGCCTTTGGACCGTCAAGATCCATGTTCTTTTCGTGGTAACTGATAGCATGATTGTCAACAAAGTCTCCGACGCTGAAAAACATATTACACCTGTGCTCGTCAGCCTTGCGCTTGCAGAAGGCCAGGTATCTTGAATGCGTGTACGGCTCATGGACGTCGCCTATGACGAGAATGCGGTGCTTCACTTCTGCGCCGCCTTCCTCTGCTCAAACGAAATGAGCATATCAATGCAGTGTTTCGCCTTCTCTAAGTCCTGAATGCCACCCTTAGCACGGAAGCGCGAAACGTACTTGATAATGGTATGCTGGCACGGGTCCAGCTTGTTGACCATACTATACTCCATCGGCTGGATGGCCATGTCCTTGTAGTGCTGTCCTCCGACCTGGAAGGCCATAGGATGCGGCGGTGTGGGGTTTTCGCTGGTGGCATGCATCTGCATGAGTTCTCCGTGTGTGGTCCCGCGCGAGGCAGGCCAGATGGTTGTGTGGTTTACGAGTTCCATAGGTCGTCCTCGATCTGCTTCCGCACGATTCGCCCGTCTCCCGGCTCGTCCGGTTCAATGTCCCACGGGTCGGGCTTCTCGATCTCCTGCTGCTCGGTGTGCCAGTAGAGTTCACACCCATTGCGTAGGTCAATCTCCCGGTCGATCGTCAGATAGGACTGCCGCGCGCCCGGCTTGGTCCCGCTGTCGGGATGGCGGCGGCAGGTGTCTGCCAGGCGGCAGAGGCGGGACTGGCACATGGTGAAATCTACCATGGGCTAGCCGCTGCCGCCGTTGCCGTTGCCGTTGCCGTAGCCGTCGCCGTAGCCGTAGCCGTTGCCGTAGCCGTCGCCGTTGCCGTAGCCGTCGCCGTAGCCGTAGCCGTCGCCGTAGCCGTAGCCGTAGCCGTAGCCGTAGCCGTAGCCGTTGCCGTAGCCGTCGCCGTAGCCGTAGCCGTAGCCGTCGCCGTAGCCGTAGCCGTAGCCGTCGCCGTAGCCGTCGCCGTCGCCGTCGCCGTAGCCGTAGCCGTAGCCGTAGCCGTAGCCGTAGCCGTCGCCGTAGCCGTAGCCGTAGCCGTAGCCGTCGCCGTCGCCGTCGCCGTCGCCGATTAGCAGCATGGCCTTACCACCCGCTTGCGGCGATGCTGACAATCGGCGTCACGCGGACGGTGCCGTAGTCATCACTGATGGTCTTGCCCGCGATAGGTCCATTAGCCAGTTCGCCAAGTCCCTTGGTGGTACCCCATCGGCGGATGTTCTTGGCGTTGTGAATCGTCACGCTACCGTCCTCGTGATCCTCACACATGCCAGCGAACACCCATCCACGGTCGGCAACCACAATGCGGCACTGCCCCATGGGCTTGGATTGCGGGATGCTGTCCTCGCGGACATACTTGACGCTATCAATGGTGATGGTTTGCGGGTTCATGTTCATACTCCTTGCCGGTTATCGGCGGTTGTTGGGTTGGTTGTATTCTGATCGTCGCCAAGTCCACCATGCGGCACCTCTCCAGCCGCAGCCTGTGTGAGCCACCGCGCAGCGAGGATGTACGCCACGAGGTAGTAGTCGTGGTCAGGCTGGGACGACTCACGGGGCCAGAGGCGTGGGTCTATATCGTTCATGGCTTCACGATCCTAACGGCCTCTTGCGAAGTGCGCACGATATGGACCTTCCCGTTCCACTGTGCATGAAACACGCGCTGATCTGGGGTCAGTTTGCCGTCCTCGTACTTGACTTCCAGCAGGTAGTTGACCTCATTATACCCAACCAGCAGGTCGGGACATCCCTTCCCAACCGTGGATAGGATCTGCACGGAAGCGCCAGCGTCACGCAGCGCCTTGACGATTTCTGGCTGGTTGCGGTCTATTTTAGCTGCTCTCACACGACCTCCCAGCTAATCTGCCACGCTTCCATGATCTCCTGACACTGCTGGCACGGCTCGTGATTGATGGCCATATGCCCACCAGTCGGGTCAACGCCGACCTTCAAGGCGTAGTAGATACTGCATTCTTCCGCGTGCCACGGTTGCTTGCAGATGGAATGACACTTCTCGTAACCCTCGCCCGGCAAACGTGGACAGACCTTCTGTGGCTTACGGCATCCGTTCCAGCCGGGGAATATCCGCTTGCCGACCCGCAGGCTGGCGTATACGAACAGCTTGGCGCAGGTCACTTGGCTGCCTTCGGGCAACGTGGGTATGCATCCATCAACTTGTTCAGTGTCGGCTGCCATGCCTCCAACCATACGGCCATGTCTTTCCGCAGCGTATCGTCGCCGGTATCACCAGACAGGCACCAGTCGATATTGTGAACCAGATCGGCCATAGACTCAGCCATCGACTTCGCCAGCTTCATGGCCGCAATCGTTGATTCTTCCGGCTGGAACGTATCGCCCCATTCGTTGGTCACGCCAACCCGACGCAGATCATCGTTGATCTGATCGGCCAGCCTGGTGAAATGTGACTGGATGTAATCATAATGTCCGCCACTCATGCATGTTCCTTTATATGGGATAAAGTCGTTTATATGAATCTTAACTTCAAGCCCCACGCTGGCCGTCGCCAGGTGGGGTCAGGAGTGGGTCTTTTCGCCGCCCCGGCTATCGACCTGGGATCACGGTCGCCCTGTCAGTGGGTCGGCCACTGCCCGTTGCCGCTGGCCCTAGGAACCGTGCGGCAGAGAAAAGCGCCAGAGGGATCTGCCCTCACACCCAGCCGTGTCGCCGGGATGCTGACCGCAAGTGTTTATGCGGCTCGGAAACTGCCAGGTTTCAAGCTGGCTTACATCATGGCGCAAAGGTTAGGCTAAAACGGCGCTTCTCCCAGATCATCGGCGGCAGGCGCAGCCGGCTTCTTCGGCGCGGGCGCAGCGGCTGGTGCGGCCTGGGATTCCTGCTTGCCGCCAAGCAGCTTGACCTCCCGCGCATCCAGTTCCAGCGACTGCTTCTTCGTGCCGTCCTTGGCATCGTAGTCGCGGAGGTACGGCTCGCCGCTGACCAGCACGGGCGTCCCCTTTGTGAGATACTGCGCCACATTGGCGCTCTTGGTCCAGTAGGCGACCCGCCACCACGTGGTGGCCTCGACCTCCTTGACCTTGCGGCTAACTGCCACGGTGAAGTTAATCACCGTCCGATCACCGACGGACTTGGTTTCGGCATCGCGGCCCAGATGGCCGACGATAGTGGCGTTGGAATAGTTGGGCATGGTTATTCTCCTGAGTTGATCTTGAGGTTAAGATCGTTTGTGGACTTGGCGACGGTTGGTGCAGGCGCAAATGCAGCCTGCCAGAATGTGAGATGAACGCCGTGCATCTGCTGGTAGAGAGCCTGACGCGAGGATGCGCCGGCAGCCTGGATGATCAGCGCGGATGACGAGCAAGTGACAATAACCATCAATGTAATGAGCGCCATCGGCAACAGAACCTCACGCTCAAACTCGTCCTCAAAAGGTCGCATCGCAGTCTCCTTCGTTGCGGAGCATGGTAAGCTCCAGGTTGGCGTTCTCGGTGAGGTCGGCATCGTACTGGCAGCGGAGCCAGTAGTCATCCAACCATTCGGCGGGGTCGTTCACTTGTCTTTCTCCTTGGCCAGATAGTCGTAGGTATTCTGGTTGATCACAACGCTCAACTGCTGCTCCATCTCCTTGGTGATTGACACACCGGATTCCTTGAGCGCAGCCTTGACCTGGGTAGGCGACAGCAGCCCGGTGACCTTGGCCGTAGCGAAGCTGTCATCCAGAATCCGCTGGACAACCTTGCATGCGTCAGCCTCGTTGGTCCACTCCAACTTGTTTCCGCGCTTGCTCTTGACCGCGTACCCCGGCAGTTCCCCGGCACGGGCAGCCTCCATGAGCCGCGCCTTGGCAGCGGACTCCAGAGCTTCGGCCCGCTTCATGACGGCCTTGAGCTTGTCGTAGAACGCCAGCAGATCGGTGATCGGCATGACGCTGGTATCGGGCAGCGTGGTCAGTTCATTGGTGGTGGTGGACAAGGCGACCTCGCAGGATGAACGGTGGACGCAGTAGGAGCAACCAGCACAGGCAGAGCGGCGATTGCCCATCTGCCCACCATGGCGGCGGATCAGCGCGGAGATGTCGGACTTGAGAGCATCCTTGTTGTAGAACTCAGCGGAGTTGTATTCACCGGTCATGTAGTTGTAGTAGTGGACGCGGACAAACTCGATCTTCTTGCCAGCGTCCTCAAACTTCTGCCACAGGTTCAGCGCATAGGCCCGTCCCTGCATGCTGGTCGGCAGCGGCAGGCTACCCTTCCAGTCAATGAGGATCAGCGCATCGTTGACCATATCGTGCGCCCAGGCGTCGATGCTGCCTCCCGTTTCGGGGACAACGCCGGGATAGAACTGCTCATGGTTCCAGCGCAGATCACCAAGCGACTGCATCCACTGGACTGCTCGGTTTGCCATCCAGATGTCGCCCATGTCGGCGTCAATGGCGTTGCCCTGCGCGATGTCAGCGATGAGCTTGTGCACCATCGTGCCGTAGCTGGCAGCGTCACTGTCGCCAGCCGATTCCCAGTCGAGACAGTTCTCCAACTGGGCTAGGCGGCTTGGGCTGAACTTGTCGTGACCTTCGCTCACATCGCACCCCACGCAGCGACAACCTTGCAGGCGTCCTCAGCCTTGATGTCGGCAGCACCGTTGACCGGGTATCCGCACGCCTCACCAGCCTTCGCCAGCAGGGTCGGCTTGTCGTGTCCCTTGGCGGTGGCAGCCTTGAACGCTTCGCCCAAGGTCATTGGCTTGGGTTCCGGCGCAGGGGCAGGAGCGCCATCGGTCAACCACGCCTTGAGCGGAGCGGCCAGTTCAGCACCAGGCTTGTGGAATACCTTGCCGTCAATGGCGCGGCAGCGGGTCTTGCCAACGATGAAGTCGTGATCCATCGTCAGCATGCCCTCCACGTCCATCTCATACTGGAAGTTGTCGCGTATCTCGGGGGCCATGCCGACCTTCTGCACCTTCACCTTGCCATCGTCGCCCTTGACCTTCTCGTACTCCTGCTTGGCGCGCAAGCAGACGATCACATGCAGCGGGCTGGACAGGATGGACTGCACCAGCCGGTTGTAGATCGGCGTCAGATTCTTCCATGCGGCGAAGCTGTCGGCCTTCCACCCCTTGGCCGACATGCGCTTGACTTCCTCATCGACCAGTTCCAGAAAGCCACCAGGGCCGTTCCATGCGTGAGTCAGACTGTCGATGATGACTGCCTCAAAGCCAGCCTGCGCGGCAGCATCCAGCCCGTCGATGAAGTGCTGCGGGTGGTAGTTGTGGGCAATGGCGCAGGTCTGGAATCCCGCGAAGTCGTCGGCGTATTTGCTGGCGCTGCCGTGTTCCGTGTCGATGACTGCCACCTTCTCCATGCTGGTGGTCAGGTGCTTGCAGATGGACAGCGCCGAGTAGGTCTTGCCTGCGCCGGAAGGGCCTTGTAGCGCCATGCGGAGCTTGGCCTGCGTCTTGGTGGCGGTGGTGAATGTGAATGCCATGGGTGAGTCCTTTAGGCTCGGTCGTCGTTCAGGAACGTCTTGCCCAGCTTCAGCCAGGCTTCAAGGGAAAGTGTCTGTTCGGCGTTGCCGTGGATCACACGCTTCAGCACGTCATCAAGCGTAGCGTGTTCATCGAGGCCCAGCTTCGCCTTGGCGTCACGGAAGCGGGCGGCATAGCAGGACGTGGAGATGCGGGGCAGGTCAGCGTCCATGACTGTCCAGCACATAGGCGGTGGCGTACGGATTCCGACGCATTTCCTCCGCGATGATACGCGGTGCCTCGCTGGGAAGGCATGGGCGGTCGGTGATGCTGGGATCTGGACGGCCAAAGCGGTCCAGGTGGGTCACGATCTGAACGACCGTGAGTGTGTTACGGGGGGAGGAATGCATGGGATCCTTTGCCGGTGTCCGGCGTTGCGTCTGATAACGTCTACAGGTTTTCGGAAATGTCAACGTTTCTAACCATGAAAAAGATCCTCGGTGTCACTCGGCTGAGAGCGCAGCTTGGCGGCGCGGTTGGAGGGTGGCGGCGGCATGTGCTGATCGTCCTGCTGTTCGTCCTTCTGCTTCTTAGGCATGATGACACCGGCCTCTTTCATCGTGCAGTTGCCCTCAAACGTCATAGCAATCGACATCTTGTTGCCCTTCCCATACCTGCACTTCAGAATATGGACAACCCTGTCGGCCATGACCGTGGTGCCGTCGATCAAGGTGTGTTGCTTAG